ACTAACTAATTTCTTTTATTGTTTTTAACATTAATGCCATGCTTTAATACCATTCGATGTACTGTTCTAGTTGTAACCTCTAATAGATAACCAGCAATGGTATAACTATTTTCACCCCTTCTTAGTGCCTCTAATAAGAATCTTTTTTCCATAGCATTAATATTAAATTCACCTTTATAATCTTCTGGTTTTAATTGTTCTACTTGTTTCATTTGTTTGTGTTTTATCTTTGTTTTGGTTTAGTTTTATAAATATTTTTTATTATTGTCAATGTCTTTATCTATACTGAATTTGTTTTGTAAGTATTCTTCACTTGTAGGTATGTAACAACCGTTTTCTGCTGCAAAGTTTCTTATCCATTCTATAAACTCGGTAAGCTCTTTACTATCCATTTTAGATGTTTCCTTTAAATACTTACTACCGTTCTTTTCATACACCATAAAACTACACCCACGCTTTAAATCTGTTTTAGCTTCGTTTAATGTACTACCAAAGTAAATAGCGTATAAAGTTATTACAACGTGCAAATAAGCGTTTTGTGATAGACTTCTTTTATTCTTAATAGCTTTTAACTCTATTTTGTTTTGGGCTTCACATAGGGCTTTAAAATGCGTTTTAGCTTGTTTTAAGTCGTTTGGTGTTGATAGGTCAAACTTCATAACTCTTTAATCTTTTGTTTGTATATTTCTTTTAATTCAATTAGTTGTTCTTTTGTGTACCTCTTTGGCTCATGGTTGCCCTCTATCCATTCAACATTCTTTAAACCTATTTTATTTATTAAGTGTTTTCTGTATTCAATTAAATTTGCATGGAGATAAGTATTGCAGTGTTCACATTGTAAATGTACATTCATTTCTTCAAATCTTAATTCTGGGCAACTACCAACACTTCTATAATGTCCAGCGTTCTTTTTTAATGGTGGCTTTTGGCAACTAATACAATTTAAACCATTATCACGTTTTCTTATGTAGGTATTAAATACTATTTGAACTTCTTTTAAATAGTCGCCTTTTGTTTTTAGTCTTTCTTTACGTGCTTTCTTTTCTTTATTCCATTGCTTTTGCCTTTGCTCTTTTAAAGATAGCATACAAGCCTTTATACATTCATCTTTTAACATACAATACTTCATATTAAAAGACTTTGGCTCAAATCTATCTTTGCAGTGTTTACATCTAGGCATTACTTCTTTAACATTGCTTTATTAATCTTAATTAAATTCATTTCAGCATTAGCAATAGCATCTTCAATAGTTGGTATTCCTTCAACTGTCAGCTTACCTTTTCTAGTCATTATTGAATAAGTGTAGCCGTCTTTAGTTTTCTCTAAAGTTTGTAATTCCTTTTCTGTTATCTTTACTTTCATGTTAAATCTTTGTTAGTGGTTAAAAGTTTCTGGGTAGTATTGTTCTGCACCGTTAACATATCTTATCACTTCACCATTTTTAATAATAGTAACGCAGTGATACCATTCATCCTTTATTTTATACCAATCTCTACTTATTTTGTCTTTCATAATTTATATTTTAAATGTTTGTTTTCGTTTTCGTATTGATTAATTAGTTTTATATAGTCAGAATCGGTTATATAATCTTGACCTTTAAAACTGGGCTTTATTGAGTGTACCCAACTACCGTTAGTGTTGCATTTAGTACCTATCATTTCATACCACTTGCCGTTTACTCTGAAATATCTTTGGCTGTTGTTATGCTTAGATAGTTCTATCATGTCTTTCTTTTGTTTAGTTGTTAGTGTTTTTTCCATTGTTTTGTACGTTAAACAGTGCAATACACCGTTATTTAGTTGTTATTGACTTGTTTGTAGTGCTTTCTAGAGTGTTAATATCTATTGCTAAACCTTTTTCGATTAGTCCGAATACGTCAAAATAATAACGAAACAATTCAGCCCAAAATAAATAAGAGTATTTTAATGTTAATTTACTCTCAAAATCTAAATTCAACCAATCTCTTAATGATTCGTAATCAGTTTCATTTTCATAAATGAATGAAAATTCATCCTTTTTCAAATCACTTAATGGTCTTAGGATTGGTTTAAAATTATAAACCCAACCATCTTCACCAGCAAACTCCCCAGCACGTATAAACACCTCATTGTTTATATCCGAACAAATTTTAACCATTACCCCGTCCTCTGTTTTTTCAACCTTAATTAGTTCTCCAATCGGATTTTCTTCTTTTAAATAATGAGGTTTTCTAACCTCCCCTCTCAACCCATAAGGCAAATAAGGTGCTAAGTGTTTTAATTCTAATTTTTCCATAATCTATTGTTTTAATTGGTTATTAATATCTATTAACCTACGCTCAATTCTCTTTTGATTTTCAGCAACAATGCCAAGATTATTTTCCGTTATTACATAAAATAAAATTTGTAACAGTATTATAAGTATTTCCATAATCTATAGTTTTAATTGTTTGTTTTCTTCTACTAATCTTCTTAGTGCTGATTCTAAATAATTGATTGTCTTAATTGCCTTATCAAAATCATTCATGGTACTAAGATATTTATTATTATTCGTATTTACAAATTCTATTTTATAAAGCTCCAACTGACCAGTTAAAAAATTCTTTGTATTTATTAAATCTATTGCTTTCAAAATGGTACATCTATTTCGTTATCAAAATCTTTATTTATTTCTATTTTACTTTCAACTACTGGCACACCACTAAACACATCAACCTCTTCACCATTAGTATTTATGTTTAAAAACTTGCAACCATCCCAAAGTTTAAATCTTACTGGCTCATCCATAAATGTTGGTGTACCACCCGTTTCTGTTTCTTTAACCTTCTTAACGTGAATATCCGTAAACATCCAGTGTTGAGGGTGTTGTGTTAAACGGTGAATAACAATGAAGTCATCAGCTCTATTAACCCATTTACCGCCACCTTCAATATCACTTGCATTTGGTGGTATTGGATAACCAGCTAAATCATGGTCTTTGTGGTACGTCTTTCTCAAAGCCTCTGTACTTGCGTGTGCATTTACGTAAAGTGTTTTATTTCTAGTTCTGCAAAATATTCTAAACTCACTAGCCACTTGGTAATCTATTTCATGGCTATTACCAACTACACTTTTATCTCTTACTAAACTATTGTACGGGTCAACTAAACAGCAATCAAAATCGTTTAAGTTTTCATCAAAAACTTTTATTAAATCTTTGTAAGAATATAAATGGTCAGTATCTATAAATTTAAACCAGCCTTCTATTTGTGTTTTATACTTCCAGAAATCATGCTCACTAAATTGGTTTAACTTCTTTTGTGCTAGTAACTGCATTAAGTTACGCTTTAAACCTCCAACAGTATTCTCACTTGAAAATATTAAGAATCGTTTATTATGTTTAATTGCAATAGCTAACATATACCATAACACCCAGTAAGTTTTACCTACGTTGGCGTGTCCTAATATTACATTAAAAGTTCCTAGCTTAAATCTTAAATGAGAATCTAAACCACAACCAATATCTAAGCCTAATTGTAGTTTGTTGGTTCTTACATCTTCAAGAAACTTATCAGCAACATCGTTATTTAGTATCGAGCCTTTCATTCTGCGTTCCAGTGTTTTTTTGGTGCTAAGTATTTTTTAATATCTTGCTTTGCTAACCAATTAGTACAATGAGCTATTACTTCATCAATACTTTTTTCAGTCTCAATACTAGCATAATTTTTTAAATAAAACCTTTTAATATGTTTTATTATTTCCTCCTCCTTGCATTGATGTAATCTACATTGAGATTCTATTAAATACCTATTTTTTATCAACTCATTCTCATCTACCTTTACCTTTACCTTATCATTACTATTACCTATGGGTCTATTCAGCCCCTTATTAGCCCCTAAAAAGTATTGAAATTTTATCGAAGATATAAACCTATTTTTATGTTCATCCAACAGTGATAATATTTGTTTGTGAGCATTATTTGTTTCGTTTAGTGGTAAGTTTTTTTGGTGTCTTAAAAAGTTTTCAATCCAACACCATTCACCAACAACCTCAGTGCATTTAGACAATCCATTAAATGCTTTTATTATCTCTGAATTATCACAGCCAACTTGGTATGCCCAAAAGCTATAATCAATTTCTATAACACCAGCATTATCACAATTATCAACCAAATAAATAAATAATAGTTTTTCTAAAGGATTTAATGACCTAAACCATTTATCTCTCCATTTTTCCGTATCAGTAAATCTCTTAGCCATTTTTTAATAGTTTAATTATTTCTTCTTCTGTTATTTCTTTATATTGTATTCTTTTATAAACTAAAAATTGTATTTCTAATAAAGATTTGAAGTTCATTGATACCATAACATTTTTAACCCCATCAAAAACACTGTGCGCGTTTTCATGACAAGTTCCACAAAGCGTAATAAACCATTCATCATTATAATCCCATATAAGCTTATTTGGTATATAGAATTTATGATGAACGTGTAGCACCTCATTATCGTTTAAACAAGTTTGACAAGTAAAATTGTCTCTCTCTAAGATTTGCAATCGTTTTTTTTGCCACTCAGGATGAGTGTATTGTTTTTTGTAATCCATAACACTAGACTGTTAATGTAAAATAACCTACTCTTTAGGGTCTAGTAACTAACACAAGGGAAGTTCCTAAATTTCGGTTATTTTTATTTATAAATTGTAATTGTTTTTTTAAATGTTAATTACTAGACAATACAAATATAAGAATAATTTATTTAATATTCCTGATTTATTTTAATTTAAAACGGTAAATCCCCACTATCACTTTCATTCAATCCAGCCGGTACACTTTCAGCAGTTACTGCAAACACTTTCCAAGCATCTATGGAATTATACCATTTGCCTTCATACTCTCTACTAGATACATTAAAAGATACTTCTACTTCTTGACCTTCTTTATTGTCCTTATTGAAGTTTTCTATCTTTTCAGCACCAAATACTGTAAAAGCAATTAATGGATTGTACTGGGCTTTTGTATCTAATACAAATGTTAGTTTACTCCATTCTTTACCGTCTTTTGTTTTACCGCTTTCTACTGGTAAAATCTTTGTGATCGTTCCTTTTGTTTTTAATTCACTCATAATTTATTGTTTAATTGTTTATATTAAAATAATTCTTGTTGCTTTGCTTGTTCTTTAAATCTCTTTGAGGCTTCAATTAAATTTAACTTAGCTTGTTTAAAGTAACTATCTTTTAATTCTATACCTATTGCTTTTCTACCCATTGAAACTGGGCTAAAAACCTCACTACCAACACCCATAAAAGGAGTTAATACAACCTCGTTTGGATTAGAATATAATTCCACAATTCTATCAATAACATCTAATTGTAATGGGTGTACGTGCTTTTCATCATCATCTTCTTTAGAATCCCTAAACGGTAAAACATTATCTATTCTAATATCATCCCACACACTAGAGGCGTACCGTTGCCATATATAATGATTTAATTTTGTTATTTTGCCATCTTCATTTATATTGTTTAAATGTTCCCATAACTCAACTTCATTTAGATTTGAATTATTAGCATTATTCCAAGCCCTTAAAATATTCGGTAAAATTGGTATTTCACCGGCATAATGATTAATACCAAATTCATGAGTTACTGGAACTTTGTTTTCCCCTTTTTTAGTAAATACTAATACGTAATCTGGCATAGCTGTAAAACATTTTGTACTATCTTCAACTATAAATTTATGCATTAAAGATTGCACCATTGTTCTCATTCTAACCTTTAAAGGCTCTTTCCAAATAGTTATACGGTTACGGTATTCAAAACCATATTTAGTATGTAGTCTAATTATTTCGTTTGGAAAATCCCACAACCTACAAGTATTATCAAATACATCTGTACAATGTACAGCAGTTATTCTACCGTCTTTTGTTACTCTAGCAATCTCTTTTATTAAATATTCGTATTGTTCTAAAAATTGTTCTTTGCTTTCACAATTACTAAAGTCATTTTCACTACTTGAATAATTATAAAGCCCCGCGAAAGGTGGACTATAAACTGATAAATCAATACTATTATCTTCAAGTGTTGGCATAACTAACATACAATCACTATTATATATTGCGTAGTTATCCGTTATTAATTGGTCTTTTACTTTGTTTTCCATTTTGTTTAGTTTATAAATTTAGGTTTAATTATTTCTTTGTTAAATTCTTTTGTTATATTTTCAAAACTACTATTAACATTTTCTGTTAAGTTTTTATGTAATTCAATAGCCTTTTGTGTTTTTTGTTCTAATGCTTCTAATACCCTTGTTTGACCGTCTGAAATTACCATATCAATAGTTACATTATTCTTTTGACCAAACCTCCAGAAACGCCTTATAGCTTGGTAATATTGTTCATAAGAATATGTAGGAAAAAATACAGAATGATTACAGTGTTGCCAGTTCAAACCCATTCCAGTCATTTTAGCCTTTGTAATAAGTCTTTTAATTTCTCCATCCGCAAAGGCTTTTAATATTTCTTCTTTTTGGTCTATTGATTGACTACCTATAATTTCAACAGCATCACTATCTGAATCTTTTAATATTTTGCTTTCTTCATTTCTATTAACCCAGTAAACAGAGTTTTTACCACTAGCTAGTTCTAAAGCCTTTTCACATCTTTTATTTATAGTTTGTTTTACTTCCGTCCTTATCTCATTGAAATTTTTAGCAGGTCTATTAAACATTTCTATTTGACCATTAATTTCTAATAAACTATCATTTTTAACTATATGTTTATTAATAATTAATTCTGGTAAATTATACCTATCATTACTAAACCCTAAGTCGCTTGGCATCTTTGCCATAATTGACCATTGATTAACCCATGCAAAAAAACTTTTTTCAGCGTGTGGTTTTAAATAAAACTTTTCACCTATATTTCTATTAGTAGAATCAACACTATTTTGATTGTTCTTAAAAAACTTACCCAACATATCCATATAACCCATATAACCTAAAGCCTCTGAACTTGTACCTAATTCTATAAAATCGTTAGGGCTTGGTGTAGCTGTACTTAAAAATCTATATGGCATTTTCTTTATAAAAGATGTTATTTGATTTTTAATTTTACCATCAAAGTTCTTCAATATAGAACTTTCATCTAATATAACACCGACAAAGTCATTACTATTAAAATAATGCAACCTTTCATAATTACAAATAACTATTTTCTTTGTGTGTTTACCGTCCTTTGAGTACTCAATATCATCAATACCAATCTTTTCAGCTTCTAAAATAAATTGAAAAGCAACGGCTAAAGGTGTTAATATCAACACTTTTTTATTGGTGTGATTAACTATGTTTTTTGCTATTGATAACTGTACTAATGTCTTACCTAATCCAGTATCTAAAAATACAGCCGAACGACCTTTTCTTACTGACTTTTCGATTACATACCTTTGAAAGTCAAAAGCTATATCTGGTATGAAATTAGCCTCAAATCCAAAGTCGCCTATTGAATGTTTTTTGTTTTCTATAAATTCTTTATATTCCATTTTGTTTAGTTTTTATAATTGCATTTTCTATTGATTGTGTTATACTCTCTAGATAGTCCTCGTTACTATTATCTTCTATAAGTTTTAGTAACTTATTACCCTCTTTAAACCATAAATTAAATATCATTTTAGATTGTTGCTTAGTTTCTCCTATAAGCATAGTTTGCTGTTCGCAAGTAGCTTTAAATAATGCTATCAAAATAGCCCATTCTTTTTCCATAGTTTTAGTTTTTAAGTTTATACAAATCTATTAATTAATTCTTTAAAATCACTATCAAAGTCTTTTAAATTTTCTACTTTGTTTATCCCATGTATTACAGTTGAATGGTTCATTCCAAATATGTTAGCTATATCTTGTAGTGATATTTTTAAGTTCATTCTACAAATATACATCACAATGTTTCTAGCATCTACAAATGTTCTGAATCTACTTTTCTTCTTTAATAGTTCTTCTGTTATTCCGTAGTGTAAACAAACATTATCAATTATAGTTTGAACGTCTGTTGTGTGTGTTACGGCTGGTCTTACCCAGTAGTTTAGTTGTTTATTCATGTCTTTAGTTTTTAAAAGAACACCAGCTTATTTATTAACCTAAAACAACCGCCTTAATAACCCCTTATTTTTAACGATTGAGTTGTTTAAATTTGCTTAATTGCGTTTTGCCGGTGTTCTTATCTTAGTTTAAATTGTAATTCCATTAATTGCTCATTCTTTAACTTCTCGTTTCTTGAGCTTTGAAACTTATCTATAATCTTGGATTGTTCTAAATCAATCAACATATAGGTAGTTAAATTTTTGTTAGCCTCTCTTAAACTGTCATTCTGTAATTTAAGGCACTTTATAGCTCGATAGGTGGCTTTTAATTCGTTTCTCGATATAGTTACCCAAAACGATAAAGAAACGATTACAAGGGCTATAAATGTAAATGATAAAGTTTTCATAGTATTTTTAATTTGTTTGTAAATGGAGGGCTTTTACACCCTCCTTATTTTTAATAATAATAGCTATCAGAAATCATTTCCTCCATCATTTTATCGGTAATTTCTTCAATCTCCTCTATGCTTCTATAACCTCTCGACTTTGTCATTTTCTCGTATCTTAAAAAATAAAGTTTTCCGATTTTAATTACTTCATCAAAATATTGTCGGTAACCAATCCAGTATTTAATATTTACGGTTTCCAACTTGTCGAAATAAACTTCCTTTTGACAATCTAAAATCGACTGCGAACGTTCCATTTCTTTATCAGTTCCCAAAGTGTTTTCTCTATCTCTAATTAATTGTTCGCAAGTTCTAACAATAGATTCATTTTGTTTTCTTACTTCGTTGTTTTCGTTAAATTCTTTTAGTGTTGTTTTCATCTTTTTAGTTTTAGTTTGTTTGTTATTACACTACAATATTAAAACAAATATTTCATATACGCAACAAAATAATTAATATTTTGTGTAAATAAATATCTAAAGTGCTGATTATCAACAAGAATGATTTTTATTAAATTCGTAATCTGTTAAATCTTTCTTAGCTTTTAATGACTTTTTCAATAGTTCTTTGTGTGTTTCATCTTTCTCAAAGCTCCTATTCTTTTGCCTTACTTCATTAACTGCTATTAAAGTTCTTAACTCTGGATTAATTTTCGCGTGTGTTTCTTTTGTCATAAAGCAATTAAGGTACTCTTGACCATCTTCTAACTGCTCAAAGAATTGTTTATTACTTAGCATCTTTTGGCTTTTTAAAATCTTCGCTTTCATCTTCACCAAACACACCAAGCTCATAAAATCCAGTTAGCTTTAATACAAGTCTTGACATTGCCCTTTTTTCAGCCATTTCTAAAACATACCAGCTATTGGTATTCCCATCTTTATAGTCAGCACCCTTTAAAGCACTTCCAAAAGTTTCTAGTTTATCGTTGTATGCTTTTACTGCTGAAAAGTTAGGCTCACATTTTACAACCTCGTATTTAATGTTAATCTTTTCAATCCCTTGTATTTTTTCAATACCACTTCTAGTGATAATTAAATAATGTTGATGCTTAAATACATCTTCTGGAGTTAATTCGTACTTTTTATAAAGTGCTGTTAGTTTCTCTTTATTCATAATTATTTGTGTTTATCTTGTTTAACTTTTACTTTCTTAAATATGTAACCTTTATATTCAAAAGGAAACTTTAACCTCTCAACGTCTTTAATATTAAATTCGCTGTTATCGTTACAAGCTAAAGTTAATGTTGAATAAACTTTTGGTTCTTGTATCTTTTCTATTTGTATTATTTGCTTTGACATTCTCTAGTTTTTAAGTATTTATAATATAGTTCTAAGTTAAAGTTATCCCAGTATTTTACAACCGTTCTAAAGTTTTTAAATGTTTCTTGGTTTTTCATAATAATATCTCGTATTTAATTTGGTCCTCAATGTTAGTTTGTTCTTCACCGCTAAAATCGTGTAACATACCGTCTTTATTATATGCCTCATTAAATAGTACGTGAACACCGTTAATGTTTGTTGATGTGAATGATATATTGCCACACTCATCTTCTTCTGTGTAAATGTCAAAGTTTACATCTATATCTACATTTACAATATATGTTTCTCCTAGTGTTACAATTTGTAGTTCATGGCTTGGATAAGATATTGTTCTTTGACAATCTGGATTAGATATGTCAAATGGTTCTAGTTTGTTTAAATCTACTTTCATTTTTTTAGTTTTAGTTTTGTTTTAATTGTTTGTTAATGGGGAGGGGGTTCTTACACCCCCCCCCTTTTTTTACTTAAATAGGTTTGCTCCAAAAAAGTTCGGGTTTGTTTCTCTTAACTGATTTTGAACTTTTCTTAATCCAGAAAAACCAATTTTATCTATATTTCTTTGGGCTAATCCCCAAACTCTAATAGTTGCTTCCTTTTTTGCTGATTTCAATAAAATTTCTAAAGTTGTCATATCGTTTTGTTTTAGTTAGTTTGTTAATACATTACAATATTATAAAACATAATTGACATACACAACAAAAAAGTTAATATTTTGTATCAATAAATACGTAACTACTTGAAAATCAATAAGAATAATTTACAAAAAAAAGGGTGTTACTTTCGCAACACCCCCCCAAACTAAACTAAAAAGAAACTAATTCATGTTTAAATCTTGTATATCTATTTCAACACCACTTACATCTACGGTGTTATCTGTCATTATTTCTAGCTCGTCCTCATCCAGCTCAATCTCTACAAAGTCAACTATTCCCTCATTCTCAAATAAATCTTCAACGGTTAAATAGTACCATGCTACACAATCGGTTCTTTGTGCTTCTTCAAAATCATGCTTTGTAACGTACACTATCATTTTATAAAACCCTCTTTTTCTAACTCGTTTATTATCTTCATTACTTTAGCTTCACTTTCATTTACTAAAGTACAAATATAAGAAATTTTTACACTCTCTCCAGCTAGTGATAAGAAAATTCCTTTAACTTTATTTTTCAACATCTTTTAAATGGTTTAAATACATTTGCAAATGATTAATTGCTTTGCTTATATCTTGAATTTCATCATCTTTCTTACCGCTTCTTAGTATATATTCTAAAGCAGATGCCTTACAATGGCTTAATTCAAAGTCAAATATTACATCTATTGCCTTTATGCCTTTATACTTACCTACATAATAACTAGGTGTTTCACCCTTTAAATATTTTTGTTTGTTATCCATTAAAATATATGTGTTAATCGTGCAATTTGTCCATTGGTTTTACTATGTATAAAGCCCTCTACTGCCTTTGGTGCTCCTTTATAACCATTTCTATCGTGCCAACTATCTGCACCGCTTGGACTTCTTAAACTTTCTACCGTTAT